GGACGCCATCAGCTCGGACGATGCTTCGAAGAATGCGGCCGGCACAACCTTGGTCCCGATCGAGCCGTCAGTCTTCAGATAGTCCTCCGTCTCGAACAGGATGCCGACAGGCTTGTTCATCAGATCAGCGAACACTTGAGCATCGAACTCTTGAACCTGCTGCGTGTCGCGGTCCCATTTCTTCACGACCGCATCACTCGGCGCGATGTTCTTGACGCGCAGGCACGTCATCAGCGCTTGCAATTGCTTGAAGCCGAACAGTTCCTTGTTCGCCGTGTTGAAAGTCCAGAGGGTGAAGTTCGCCGTCTGCTTGTCTTCGGTCACGAAGGCGAAGTCGATGCCGCGCGTTCCCTTCGAGCTTTCGATATCCTCGGCTCGCGTGAACTGGCCGACGTACTTGCCGATTTCGGTGATGCGCTCGCTGCGTTGTTCTGCCTGGCGTGCTGCTTGCGGGTTCAATGCGTACATACTGTTTCCTTTGGTCTGGTTGATCTGGCTGTTCTTGGCTCAGATGAAGGGCAATTAAGCGGCTTGCCCGATGCCGTAGTAATCAACGATTGCGTCGTCGACGAGATACAGATCGTTCGGAATGCGCTCTTGGCCGAACAGCCCCATCGGGCTTTTAACCGTGTCGCGCCCGCTGTTGCGTGTCGTGAAGGTGTATTCGCCGTCAACAACATCGGTCTTGAGGACGATCGTGAACAAGCCTTCGACGGTGATCTTTTCGTCGAGCAACTTGCCGATCGTCTTGGCCTTGGTGTGTCCCGAATCGAGCTGCTCGCTGTGCGTGAGGATGTACACGCGCACGTCGTCAGGAAGCGTGTTAGCGGCCGTCAGGACGTCCCAAGCGTGCTTTCCAATGTCCGTGAACTTCTGGAAGCCCGTTTCCCCGCTGCGGCGCATGAACTCGTTCGCAAGCAGGTACTGGAAGTCGTCGATAATGATCGTCTTGCGCTGCGTCTTGCCGAGAATGCTGACGATGCGCGCGGCGTCGTCAGTGACGAACATGTTTCCGTCCGGGTTCTCTTTGCTCAGGTAGCTCCAGCCTTTTGCCCGGAAGGGAAGCGGCTTCTTAACGATCTGAATCAAAAGGGTCTGCGCCGGGTCGAAATTGCGCAGGGATGAGGATTTGCCCGTTCCGCTCTGACCGATGACTAGCGTTGCTGTGCTCATGTTCGTTCTCTCGTTCGTGCTGTTCGCGTTCTTCGGAAATTTGCTGTTGCCACCACTCGGCGCCGTCGCTCATTGCCACCCCGGCTGTGTAGCCCATAGGAACCAAGCGAGCAGGGCGGCGAAGAAAACCCAATCAAGCGCGGCCCGCATGGCTTATCTCGTCGATTTCATCGCGCAGGACGCGTGCACGGTTCACAAGGAGGGAGAGCCAGCCATCGGCGGCGGCTTCAGGAAACATCGATGAAAAGCGACGCCATTCCAGATCGAAATTCATCAGAAGGGCGTACATGTCCGGCACCTTCTCCGCGATCTGCACCTGACGATGGAGTTCGATCAGTTCGGCGACAGGGCAAAGGTGCTCGTCGCCGGCCTTGCGCAGTTCCTGCATGAATACTGACTTGGGCACTGAAGCAGCCAGTGTATCCATTGCGGACAAATTTTTACGCGCAACAGGAGCTTGTTGCGGGCGGAAGGCTTCGATACTGCGTAATAAGCCGTTGCGGGCTAGGGTTTGCGGTTTCATCGACGTTTCCTTCTGGGTTGTTGTTGTGTGTGCTGCTGGTATGAATAGTACTTGCCGTGTATTAATAAAGCAAGCGAAATTTCGTGCCGATGTGTGCGATCGGCTACGTTACCTGCCGTAGTCGGCGTTCATCGCCGCGTCGATAGCTTCATCAATCGTCGCCGCTTCGAAAATGTAGGAGCCGATCGGCGTGTCTGGATACCATTGCAGGCGGACCTCCTCACCTGGCGGAACGGGCTCGTAATACGCTAGCTGCTCGTTGACGGTCACGCTTGCGCCGCCTTTGGCACTCTGCATCGTGTCGCGGAGCCATCGATAGCGCGCGGCGTCGATGCGCATCTGCTCGATCTCCGCCAGTGCCGCCTTGACTGTAGGGTGCTCTGGGTCCAGATATTCGAATGCTCGGCTAATGGATGCGCTCATATTTCCTCCCGTTGGATCCAGCCGCGGCGCTCAAACGCCGGTCGTAACTTCTCGTGCGTCGCCTGGCGCAGCTCTGCGATGGCCGGCCCGATCTTCGCTGCTGCGTTGTATGCGGTGCTTCGGCTTACTCCGCACGCATCGGCGATGTGCTGTGCAGAAGGGCAGTAGTGCGCGCCGTACACGAACTCGCGCATCAGCATCAGGCGAATGACGGACCGATTGCGCACGATGCCGGTGAACAGGTGTTCGAGCCGACCGATCGCCGCGTGTCGCTCGCCGTTCTCGCCGCCGAATTCCGCGTCTAGGAGCGCCCGTTGATCGAGCGAAGCATGCGACTCGATCACATCGAGGATCAGCCGCGCCTGCGCCCGTTTTTCGCTCGCTGATAGGATCATGCCGCCTTCCTTGCCGACGAATTCCCCGACCTTCCCGACCTTCACGCCGGCCGCTTGCCGCCACGTGTACGCGAAAGACAGTGCGCTCTCCATAGATCCAAAGAGCGCCATTCTTCGCACCGCTTCGTCATCGGCCGCAGACGAGCGCAGAGTAAGTCCGATTCGCCGAAACTGATCTTCCCGATCTGATAAACGCAGCCCTTGCATGTGGATTCCTCGCGCGCTATTAGTATTTTTAGTGGGTCGCCGTATTCATGCTGGCGTAACGGTTTGGTCACTCGTATGCGCTCCCGGGCTGACCGGGCTCGTTACTCCCTGTGCATTCGTTCCGGTGATCGTTCGCCTTTGGGCATCGCTTGTTGCCGCAAGTTGGGCAGAGGATCATCCGAATCCTGAGAAAGCAGTCAGCGCCGGCTCTCTCTTGCTCGCATCGATGACAGTCGCAATCGCTCATACTTCCTCCTTGTGCTCGCGTTTCGGCGGATTCCATGCTCGCGCCATGACGTTCAAGAACAGCCACCAGTACAGGGCGGGACTCATGCTGCCTCCAATGTGGCGTACTCGATCCAATGGCCCTTCGACCATTTCAGCCAGTGTTTGGGGTTCATCACCATTGCGTCGTATGACGGGAGGCGCCTGTAGGCGGACTGCCAAAGTTCGTCATCGTTGATGAACGACATGCGGATCTTGTAGACAACATGGTTTCGGACAAGAAGAAAAACTCCAACACAGCAAATCGCGATAACAAGCTTGTCGTACATCGTCATACCGCCTCCATATCGTTAGCCATCAATCGCGCACGGCAAGCGTCTTGCATCGCCTTCAGCGTCTCCATCGCCCTGAACACGGGCGGCGTATCCTCGCGCGTGCTAAACCAAATGCAGCCAGATCTATCGCGGCGGCCGTTGCATTTCACCTTGCCGCTGGTTTCAAGTCGCGATAGTGCCTGGCGCACCTTCTGAGCCGTAATGTCGATGCTGTCGGCGATCTGCTGAACGGTGGCGCCATCGGTCTGCGTGCTGAGGTAATCGCTGATGCGGACTGGAATCATGCTGCCTCCGAATCAAGCCCGCCCACATCGCGCGATGCTCTGCGATGGCTCTCCCAATCGAACAGAACGCTGACGCCCGATTCCTTCAGGCGGTCGATGAAGCGCTCGCCAAGATACGTCTGCAACTCTTTGTGGTTCAGGTTCGTCAACAGAATCGTCGGCTTGCAGGCAAGGCGCCGCGCCTCTAGCAGCTCGTGGAGGGTACGTTGTTCATCCTCGGTGCCGCGCTGCAATCCGATCTCGTCGAGGATCATCAAATCGATCGACTCGAACTGGCGAAGCATCTGTTCTTCGGTAAGCTCGGAGTTGCGCGACCATGTTCCGCGAATCTTGGTAAACAAGCGTGCGGTGGACGTAAAGTAGACGGTATGACCGCGTGCCATCAGGTAGTTAGCGGCAGCGCATGCAAGGTGAGATTTACCGGTACCAACTTTGCCGATGCCGACGAGTACGGTGCCGGTCTTCAGATGCTTTGCGAAGTTCTCAGCGAACGAGAAAAAGCGCTGAACCGCTGCATTCTGTGCGGGCGTGGCGCAAATGTAGTTGGTGAAAGACCGATCGCGGAACAGTGCAGGGATTCCCGCTTGCTCCAGACGCGCTTCGATCTTCGCCTGACGCTCAGCGCGCTCCTTCTCTGCGCGCTCTGCAGCCTCGCGGTCTGCATCTTCCTTCGAGCAGGCAGGGCAGCGCGTCACACGAATGGTGCATTCGCCCACAGAGATTGAGCGGATAGGGAACTGGCCGTGCTTCTCGCACATGCCGAATTCGGCGGGAGCCGGCGCACCGTCGCACACGCCATGCGTCGAGTTTTGGCAAATCACCTTGCAATTCTTTGCGCAGTAGGCGTTCATTTGCGCCTCCGCAGGAAGATTGCGAGCGCAATGTAAACTGTGGTGATGGACAGGAAGATTGCGCCGCCAACCGCAATCTCGGCGGCGATAGACCCGAGCTTGAACCAGAAGCCGTCAGCGATGCAGTTCATTGCGGCTCCTTGATTTCAATGCTGGCGTAACCCGCGCTGCTTCCTTCCTTAAACATGTCGCGAGCTATCGCGCGCGCGGTCATTTTTGATGAGCAAGGGTAGAACTTACCTCCATACAGGACTCCATTGAGCAACTCGCCCATGTAGGAACGCTTGCAGCAGATGCGAGGCTTTGTCGCGCTCACCCCTTTTGTCCGTGCGGTTTCTAAATCATTCATACCGGCTCCTTGTTTGTTTTTTTGCGACACTTCTGGTTAGAAGAAACTCTCGCTGTAGTCCATGTCGGCAAGCGATTTTGTTTTACTCGATGATACACCAGATGTTTTAGAGTTGGGCGGAAAAATACCCTGATATCCGTTCGCAATCGAGTGATTGATCGCCGCCTTCAGATCGACCCCTTGCGCGCGGTAGGTTGCGAGCTGCTCGATTGTCTTCAGTGCGCTGCTAGGCGTCATCGGCTTTTTCTTCTCCCTGCGGTGCTGCTCCCATTCGGCCCATAACTCAGGATCGAGCCATTCAGGTAAGGAGGGGCGCGCAGCGCTATTTTTCTGTGTAGTCTCTGTTGTAGTCTCTGTTCTATCTAGAAGATGCTTAGGTTTTGCCTTCGCCGATGATGGCAAATTGCCACCATCTGAAGATGGCAAAATGCCATCATCGAAGCTTGCAAGAACGTCGTAGTCGATTCGGTAGTACATCGTCTTGTCGAACGCATTATCAGCAAGCCTCTCGCCGATCAGAACGCGCTTTTCGCGCAGGCTGACGAGCGTTCGTCGAACGGTGTCGGTCGACCAAAATGGGAACTGTGCCTGCCACTGCTGGATGGTGTTGTAGACCCATTTGTGACCGTTCTTGATCTCGCCGACACCATTCATTCCAAGCCAGTAATGCACCTGCTGAACGACGATGGCCTCATTGAGGCCGATCGCCACCGCCAAGCTCGGCAGAACTTGGAGGGGCGATTCGTTGATGAGCAGCCGGCTCATGCTTCGTCCTTGCCGGTGCCAACTACACGCGCCGGCAGATCGCGAAGACGCAGCAGGTCGACGATCTGCATTCCGTCGCCGGCCGTGATCTCGTCGCTTGCGATAGCGAGCTTCACTGCGCGGTCAGGCGTCACCGGGCGGGCGTAATTCTTGATGTGATACCAAGAGCACAGGCTCATGCCGAGCTTCTCGCGCACCTGGTCGACGATCTTGCGGCCGTGCTTTTGATGGAACTCGTTTGCATCCATTTTTCGGCTCCTTTCGCCTGTTTGTCTAAGGCTTCCATTGTATTATAAAGCACCGTAAGTATCCACTATTTGTAAGCGTAAAGCGCCGTAAGTTAGTGAAAACTCTAGTTTTTTGCTTAGTTCACGCTTGCATTCAGACGCCTGATGTCGCAATATTCAGTTACACGAGAGAGCAGGGCGGCGAGGGGAAACGCGACCGTACCGATGAGAAAGCGCATGAGCTGCGCAGACGGGACGAACCCGCGACTAAAACACAGGAACCGAAGATGACTGTAGAAACGATCGAGCGCATCCGTCAGAGAAACTTCCTTTGGCTGTTTGACCAATTCAAAGAAGACTTCAGAAAGGACTGGCCGAACGAGCCGGATCGGGGAATGCTCAGACGATTCGCCGACCGCCTCGGCATGGATCAGATCTACGTGTCTCAGATCAAGAATGGCGGAAAGAAGGAAGAAGGCGGTAACGGCCGCATCATTGGGCCGCTGCTCGCGCGCCGCATAGAGGGCGCTCTGAACCTTCCGGAAGGCTGGCTCGATACAAACCATCAGGCGCCGGCAGAAGTCGAGGACGAGGGCTTGGCAGACGTTCTAAACACCGTCCGCGGTCTCTACGAGCATTCACCGGAAGCAACGCGCGCTGCGCTGATAAAGGTGATGGGCGCTATCGTTACCGGGAAGCCGATAGAGACAATCGTAGAGAAAGAGCACGCAAAATAAGCTGCTCGCAAACGGTTGACAGCGGGGCAGACAAAAGTATTACAGCGCTAACAATTTTCGTCCTACCAAAGTAATTTTGACTTCTAATACTGCTGAAATGCAACAAAGCGATACAAAAATTTGTTGCGTACCCATATGATAAGCCTTAATGTTCAGGGGTCGCTTAGTGAAAGCGTCTCCCCAACAAAAGAGAAAGGCGGGTAATTATGACCGGTGCGCAAGCTGTCGCTGCAAATAGTGCCAATGTTTTGCCGGTGTTCGAGGACGAGTTATCGCCTCACGCCTGGAGTGACCACGAATTCATCAACGCGGCATGCGCCGCCATCCCCGTTCACATGCGTCAGGAGGCGATCGCCGCGCTCCTGTCGATCGTCGGACGACCGCACTAATACTCGCGAAGTTTTGGTTGACACAACTTGGACTGTTTTGGTAAGATGTGTCTACCGTGGGATTCATGCGTTCCCGGTTCCTTCTGCTGCAAAGCAGTTTCCGCTCCCCGGAAGGGTTGAGCGGCTTTTTATTCAGCGGCCGTCGCCTGAGAGATCATGCGGCGGCTTTTGCTTTAATGGTTTCGCCTGTCGGCTCCCCACCGGCTGATTGCACGAAACGCACAATGGTGTGCGGCCGGACTGTTAATCCGCGTGAGTCAGGTTCGATCCCTGATCGTGCAGCCAAACAAAAAAGCCCGCATCGCGCGGGCCTTAGTCACTTCTTGTATCCGTTGACCGTATCTCGCGCTTCGATCTGGCGCATGATTTCTTCTGAAATCTTTTTGGCTAGGTAGTCAGCGTACTCCTTGCGCGTTTCGGTAACAATCTTGACTGTCTGCTCCGTGAAGGCGCGGTCGCTTGTGAACAGAAACATCGGATCAGAAACAATGTCGACCGGCGCGAATGTGTCCATGTAGGGGCCGGAAATGCGAATCGCTGCGTTGAATACTTCTGGGCCGAACGTGCGGCCTCCGTCTAGCGTAAGTTGGATTCGAAGTGTGGCGTCGTCTCTCATTTGTTACTCCGTGGTTGGTTGGTCATTGTAAATCTTCATCATCCGGGTCATCTTCCGGTTCTTCGTCATCCTCGCCATCTGTCTCGTTGTAGTAGGCGTCAGCCTCCTGATCGAGCCAGAAATCGTGGCTGCAC